GGATATTAGTTATGAAGAGAAACGAAAACAAGCAAGTGATTTTTTTGACAAATTGAGTAAAGAAGAGCAGGAAGAGTTAGAAAAAATAGTTAATAAGATATATCATAATGAGTAAAGCAGAAGCCGAAATTTTAACAATAGAAGTTCAAAGCAGGCTTTTAAGGAAAAATTTTTATGAATTTTTTAAATTCTTTTGGGACACTATAAACCACGAGGAGCTGGTAGATAACTGGCATATAAAATACTTATGCGATGAATTACAAAGCGTTGCCGAGCGTGTATTTGAAAGAGAGCAAAAATTATACGATTTAATAATCAATATGCCACCTTCGTCATCTAAAACATCTATAGTTAATATTTACTTCCCGCTTTGGTGTTGGATTAATGATTTTACATTGCAATTCATTAATATTAGTTATAGTCATCAGCTCGCAACAGCTATAAGTGAGAAATGCAGAGATATTATGCGTTCTGATAAATTTCAAACCTATTTTTATGATGTAAAGATTAAAGAAGATAGCGATACAAAGCAATATTTTCGTATACAAAAAGATAGAACAATAGGTGGCTTTAGGTATGCAACGTCTACAGGTGGCACAATTGGCGGTATACACGGACACTTTATAAATCTTGATGACCCCTTAAATCCTACTGATAGCTTATCTGACGTTATGGTTCGCAATTCAAATGAATGGCTAGATAATGTTTTATACAGTAGGAAAGTAGATAGCAAGGTAAGTGTAGTTATTTTAGTAATGCAAAGATTACACGAAAATGATACAACTGGCTATATGTTAAGCAAAAATGCTGATAACATAAAGCATATATGTTTACCTGCAGAAATAGACGACAAAATACAGCCACAACCGATTGAATTACAAAAGTATTATAAAAATGGGCTATTAGACGAAAAACGTTTATCACGAGAGATATTAGAGCAAAAGAGAGTAGAAATGGGCGATTATGCATATGCTATGCAATATTTACAAACTATAGTACCAAAGAGCGGTGGCTTTTTCAACGTTGAAAAATTGATAACAGTAGATACATTTAATGAAAGCAATGCAGTGCAAATAGTCAGATATTGGGACAAAGCAGGTACACACGAGAGTGGTTGTTATACAGTAGGTGTAAAAATGGCTAAAACTCCAGATAACAAATTTTATATTTTAGACGTTGTTAGAGGGCAATGGGAAGCAAGCGAGAGGGAAAAAATTATAAAGCAAGTGGCTATTGGTGATGGTACTGATGTTGTAATTTACATAGAGCAAGAACCAGGCAGTGGTGGCAAGGAGAGTGCTGAAAACACGATTAGGAATTTAGCTGGCTTTCGTTGTATAGCCGATAGACCCACAGGTGATAAAATAAAGCGTGCTGATGTTTTAGCTGTGCAATTAAATGCTGGCAACGTATACATATTAAGAGGAAGCTGGAATGCTGATTATAAAAGGGAATTAGAATATTTCCCGTTTGGTAAATATAAAGACCAAGTTGATGCAAGTTCAGGTGCTTTTAATATGTTAGCTAAAGGTAATAAAGCGAAAGTATTAAATTATTAGTTATGTTAAAAAAATTATATAAATTAGCAAAAAATTAAGATGTATGAAAAAACAAGATATATTACAAAGTTACGAAAAGCTAAATAAACGTATTACTGATTTGCAAGAGAATTTAAATAGGCTTGATTTTGCAAACCTATTTTTGCAGTATGGAGGTGATAGAGATATTTATAAATCTTTAGGTTACAATTTAGCACCGAGTTTTCAAGATTTTTACGCAAGGTATAAACAGCAAGATATTGCAAAAGCAATTATTGATAAGTTATGCAATTACACGTGGCGTGGTGATGTAAGTGTCTATAATGTTAGTGAGGAAGACAATGAGCAAAATTCTTTGTATAAAACGTGGAATAAATTAAATAAAACATTACGATTACAAAAGAAGTTATTGCAGTTGGATAAATTGTCAATGATAGGCGAATATGCGTGTCTGCTATTAGGTTTTAACGATGTAAAAAGTAATGAAGATTTCAAAAAAGCTGTTAATAAAAATAGTAAATTGCTTTACGTTACACCACTCTCGCAAGCTAATTGCGAAATAAGTATATATGAGAATAACAGCAATAATGAGCGTTATGGTTTACCTTTATTTTATAATGTTAAGATAACTAACAATAACACTACTATAACTTTGCAAGTTCATTACACACGCATTATACACGTTGTCTATGACGCATTAGATGATGAATTGAGAGGTGTACCATTTTTGCTACCTATCTATCATAGATTAGAGGATTTGGACAAAATAGTTGGAGCTTCTGCTGAAATGTTCTGGCGTGGAGCACGTCCTGGCTACCATGTTAATATTAGCAACGAAGCTTATGCAGACGATAACGAAATTGCAAATAAATTAGAGCAAAGCTTAACAAAGTTTGAGCATAACTTAAGAAGGTTTATAGCTACACAGTATGTTGACAAGATAGAAAGTTTACAACAGCAAATAGCAGATCCGAGTAATTTTGCAGATGTACAATTCCAAATAATTAGTGCTATAACTGGCATACCAAAAAGAATTTTATTTGGAAGTGAACGTGGAGAGCTTGCAAGCTCGCAAGATAAAGAATCTTTTAATGAAGTTATCTGGGCACGACGAAAAGCTTTTGCAGAACCAGAAATTTTGAATAAGTTAATGCAACGTTTAATAGAAGTAGGCACGATAAAACAAAGTGATTACACGATAGAGTGGCAGAGTGTATATGATGAAGATATAAATCAAAGAACCGAACGTGCATTGAAATTAGCACAAGCGATAAATACATTTACTGCGAACCCCTACAACGAAGAATTTATGCCGAAAGAAACCTTTATGCGAATTGTACTGGGCTTCACTGACACACAAATTGAGGAGATTACTAATGATTTGCAAAATATTAACAATGTTATTTTTAGCAAAGAAAAAGATTTAGAAAATGAGTAATATAATTGTAAATGGATTTAAAACGCATATAAAAAATCCGCAAGACCCAGCGAACATCTTGCGTTTGCAATTAAAATATGAACGAGCTTTGCTAAAAAAATTTACTGATATAGAAAAAATAATAAAGTATGCAATAGTAGATAGAGATGTTTTTGGACTAAATGAACAATTTGCTATTATGCAACTTACACCACCACCGCAGAGGGCTTTTAGCTTTGATACTAATACTAAAAAGATACAAGCGTTTATAGAGTGGCTAAATAGTTTGATAAATGAAGACTTATTGAGGTTAGGCACAATGGCAGATATAGGTAATGTTAATGAATTTTGGGGCAATGTTTACATTTTTGAAAGTTATCAACGTGGTGTGCAAGATATTAGATTTGATTTAAAACAGCAGGGTATATATGATTTTATGGACATTGACGCAGTAATGCATGCACCTGTACATTTGAATAGAGTTGCACAGATGTTTTTACGTAACTATGAGAATTTAAAAGGCATAACTTCTGATATGGGCAAACAACTATCTACTGCTTTAAGTGAAGGCTTTATAAACGGTTTGTGGCCTCGTGATATAGCTAAAAATTTGGTAGAGTTAATAGAGAAGGGCAAAATGTCCGATATTGCTATAAAAGATAAGATTGGTAGAACTATTAGCACAAAAAATAGAGCAAGTTTATTAGCACGAACAGAATGTATTGCAGCACACGTAAATGGGGCAGTAGAAGAGTGTTTACGTATGGGCTATGAAAAAGGACAAATATTTGCAGAATATATCGCAGGTTATGATGATAGAGTGTGTGATGAGTGTGCAAGATTGCATATGGAAGTATTTACATTAGAAGAAATAAGAAATATGATACCTATGCACCCACAATGTAGATGTACGTTTGTGCCGATTGTAAAGTAATTTTAAAAACATAAAAATATGGAAAACGAAGAAATTAAAGAAAAGCAGGAGAAATTAGATAAAGCAGCTAATGATATGAAGAATATTGGTTGTGGTATAATATCTATTATTCTTTTAGCTGGAATAATTATTTATTGCATAATATTGTTAGGAGCATTATTTTAAAAAAATATTTAAAAAAGTATACTATATGAAAAAAATTATATAAATTTGTAAAAATTATATGTATGGACAAATTATTTATAGTACAACCCTACCCAAACGAACACGCTTGCCGAGTAAATGATCCTAAAAAATATGAGAGATTTGCACGTAAGGAATTCGAGCATGAAGGCAAAAAATACTATGCTATAATTGGTTTTTTCAAAGACGGTGGCAGTGAAGTGCAAGCTTATAGATACCCAAAAGACGTATGGTCAGAAGCACAAGCTAGGGAGCACTGTAAAAATCACGAAGGACAAACGTTTGAGGCAGCACGTACCGATGTAGAACAAATAGCTAATGAATTTACAACTGAACATATTGAAATTAATAGCAAAGATTACATTAAATTACCCGTTATCTTTTTGAAGGAAGGTATTTTAGAAGGCAGTGCAGGAGCATTATTACATAAAGCAGATATATTTAAAGATTACGCAGAAAAATTTAATAAGATACCTATAACTTACATGCACCCTTCATTGAATAACGAGTATGTAAGTGTAAAAGACAATGGCACTGATGTTT